CAATTGCGTTTCTAGTAAAGTCGTTCATTGTGGCCTTTTTCGTATCGTAGATACGTCTAAACTTTAAATTACTATCTTGCACAAATGTGTTAATTGATGCCATAATATAGTATATACTAACAAAATATATTATGTAGCGTACGTTAATCCACAATTTCCTCCTGTAAAATGAAGCATATTGTATCTTTCCTGGAAAATAGTCAAGTCAAAACTGTAATCATATAATTTCCATGTAGGTTTATTTACACCTACAAAAACCCCTGATTCTGGATCACATACAGCAAGCGTTTGCGAATATGGGTCCAACGGTGGAATAATGGTATTCAGTTCCATTTCTACTTTTTTTACGTTTGTTAAATTGGCAGCACCGGTTGGTTGATAAATAAAGGGTGAATCGTTCAGTGCAAAACTATACCAATATAACCCATCTTCTGCATTACCATTACTTCTTGCATATTTTTCAACATAATTAAAAATAGGAGCAGATAATGTATTTTCTCTATACTCCCCATCAAACATGATAGCAAGAGATTCTAGAATGTTTTTAATGTTATCTGGTTGATAGTCGCCTGTAATATGCCACCCAGTAAGGTCGCCGTTTACATTGACCCCTGGGGCAATATGAAGCGATTCTACTTGAGAAGAATTAGGATATTTTCTAAAAATGGGGTATGTAATTGTAGTGGGTTGGTTTTGTGTTGTTGTTGGCGCAGGACGTATATCGTATGGTATATAATTGTATGGCCAATTACTTTTATTAGACCACTCGTTTCTCATAAACACGTCGCTTCTTTTAAATAAAAACATCATTCCGGGAATCAGGCCTAGTGTATCCAATGTTACTTTCGTGCTTCCGACAACATTTTTAAATGTGTATTCCTTTACTTGTTTAAACAAATAAGATTGTTCGTTAGCTGAAAAGACACGACGTTCTTCTTCTGTTAAAAAGCAGTATGTACACATAAGATGTATATCTGCATTCCATAATGTTCGCGTATCATCATAAGAGTCATCCGTTATTGCTACATCAGGTGGTGTTTGTAAAAAACGGTAGAATTGCATATGTGCTTGATTAAAATTAGGTGCTACATATGGATAATTGTTTTCACTGTCTAATACATCACGAATTTTGAATAATTGTTGAATAGGTCTGAATGTTACATGAACTTGCATCTCATTATATTGTAGACTTATCAAAGGAATAGCACTCGTTGTTTTTAAACAAAACCATGCATTTAACGGAATCAATAATTGTCTGCCACGAATAGATGGTTCGGCTCCGTTTTCGTTTGTAGTGTAGTATGCATTTGGATATGTGTTTACACGACTTCCAAAATTGGCAGGATCATTGTATTCTGGAAAATGTCCAATCATTTTGTAAAATAAATCCTTCTTTTCTTTTGGAAAATCTCTTTGCACCATAGATAACATATACTCACCACTGTATTCTTGGATAGTATAATTTCCACAAGTTATGGAAATATTAGAAATCATCATTGCGCCTAGATGCTCTATCCACTTGTACTCGTATGGAACCCACAACCCTGTATTTAATGTTGGATCAGAATTATTTGATTCAGGTGGCATGATTGGAGACCATATATTAGGCATGTTAACAGATATATAAGCATCCATAAGTAAATCTGCATGGCGAGGTATTTTAAACGTCATCTTAGATTCTTCTGTTAATCGTAGAGTTCTGGACCCATTAAAATCCACGCGAAACTTTTGAAGAGCAAAATCAGTATGTTTCAAATACGCGGACTTAAAGAATGTCTTTGTAGGGTTTCCGGTTAATATGATATGTGCATTACCTTTGGCTTTAAGTTGCATTAGTCCACCTGGCATGATATTACTATATATAAATACAGTATATATTTAATATTCTTATTCTATTAATATTCTGTATATACTCGTGTTAATTCTCTCTTATTCTATAATATAAATCTATTAGTACTATAATATGAACAATCCCGCATCTAACACAAACCCAATGGAGAATATGTTAAACAACATGAAAAATATGAAAGAAGAAAATGTTGTTAGGGCACTTATGGCTATTATCATAATAGTTATTGTAGCTCTTGTAGTATTTTACTATAGAATATTTACTTTAGAAGAAAGATCTTGTAAACAATTAAAAACATTATATCCAAAAATGAATGGACATATTAAGTCTATCAACAATTCTGAGGATTTTAAATATATGTTCCGAGATTACTATATTAAAACTGCAGCCAACTGTTGTAGCACTGGGGATTATGAATCTGCTATGGTATCTACATGTGCATTAAGAGATGTTATTAAACAAGGTGTGCGTGGCCTAGATTTTGAAATCTACTCTATTAATAATGAACCAAGTATAGCCACATCTACTATTGATAAATATACAGTAAAGGAAGTGTATAATCGTGTATTGTTCAAAGATGCCATAGGGATCATAAAAAATTATGCCTTTTCTCAAGGAAGTTGTCCTAACCCAGAAGACCCGATTATTATTCACATTAGATTTAAGAGTAAAAATCAGAAAATGTATGAGGAAATGGCAAAGATACTTTATGAAAATGAAGATAAGCTTTTGGGCTGTCAATATAACTTTCAAATGAATTACCGCAATTTTGGTGAAGTTCCTCTTCTCGCATTGCAACGAAAAATAATTATTGCTGTAAACAATCAAGACAAAACCTACATAACCGTTAAAGATTTCGCAAAGTATGTTAACATTGCTAGCGGGACACAATTTATGAGATTATATACAAATGACCAAATACGTAATGTTCATAGTATGGCCGAACAAATTAAGTATGATAAAAAAAATATGACTATAGTCATTCCAGATCCCTCAGCTAAACCTATTAATCCAAGCGGATTTGCATGTAGAAAAATGGGTATTCAACTTATTGGAATGGCTTATCAAAAACAAGATACCTCCTTTTTAGAGATGGAAGAGTTTTTTAATAAAAATAACACCGCGTTTGTTTTAAAACCCCCAGAACTAAGATTCTTTCAGAAATATATTCCCAAACCGAAGAAACAAGACAAAAGATTATCATTTGCTTCCAAACCTGCACAAGCTCAAGGATTACCATTCAGTATGTAAGTTACTTGTTTATCTAGATTTGTATCCTGACAATTATTTTCGTTTCATAATATATACGATACTATATAATGAAGCATAATCATCCTTCATGTAATGCAAACATGACATTTGAAGAATGTGAATTGGCTATATTAAGAAGTGCAGTGGATCAGGCAGGAGAGCGTCAGGCTAAAAAGGTTGTAAACTCTCCCGAAGTGCAAAGAATGATCCGAATTGTAGAGGCATTTTTACGTAAGAAACAGCTTATTTGTTATGGAGGAACTGCTATCAATGCTTTGCTTCCAAAACAAGACCAATTCTACAGTAAAGAAACTGATTTAGCAGATTATGATTTTTTCAGTAAAAATCCAGTAGAAGATGCAAAAGAATTAGCCGATATTTTCCATAAAGAGGGCTTTGATGAAGTAGAGGCCAAATCTGGGCAGCATCATGGTACATACAAGGTGTTTGTAAACTTTATTGGAATGGCTGACATAACTTACCTTCAAAAAGATATTTTCAACTCTTTGAGAAAAGAGGCAAAGAAAATCGCAGGGATACTTTACTGTCCACCCAATTACCTACGTATGTCAATGTATCTTGAACTTTCTCGTCCTGCAGGAGATGTAAGTAGATGGGAAAAGGTATTGAAAAGACTTTCATTATTAAATAAACATCATCCTTTAAAAACCAGTGAATGCAAGGAAGCTCACTTCCAAAGAGGTTTATCAGAAGGAAGCTATACGAAAGAAGAGGAAAATAAAATATACGACATTGTGAAAAATACCTTAGTGGGTGAAGATGTAGTGTTTTTTGGAGGATTTGCAATTTCTACTTACTTGAAATACATGTCAAAATCTGAAAGAAAATCATGCAAAAATATACCTGATTTTGATGTCTTTTCTGAAGAATCCGAACTTACTGCAACAATAGTAAAAGAACAACTTGAATATGAAGGCATTTCTAATGTGAAAATAGTAAAGAAGCCTTGTGTGGGAGAAGTTGTTTCTGCTCATTACCAAGTAGTTATCGGCGGAAAAGATACCGTAGCGTTTATTTATGAACCTATGGCTTGTCACAGTTATAATCAGATAACTGTGGACAAAATGAAAGTTCGTATTGCAACTATTGATACTATGATGAGCTTATATCTCGCATTCTTATACTCCAATCGCAACTATTATGATTTGACTCGCTTATTGTGTATGTCTAAGTTTCT